CGTTTCGGCGGCTGGCCCATCTGGTGTTGTCATCCTCAAGATGGACAAGACCGGCCACTGGGTGTTTGGTGCCGACCAGACCGAGGTCGAGGATGACTCGACTTGGGCCGTCAACCCCTTCTCTTTCGTCCACGGCTTCATCGCTTGGGGCGACGGCGAGGTGTTGGGCGAGAAGATGGTAGCGGTCAGCCAGCCGCTGCCAGAGATCGAAGATGCGCCGCCATCAGCCAAGCGTGGCTGGGAGCAGCAGATTGGCATGAGCCTGAAGTGCGTGTCGGGCGACGATAAGGGTATGGAAGTGCGCTACACCACCACCTCGGTGGGCGGTAAGCGTGGCGTCCAGGCTATCGCCGCTGCGCTGGCCGAGCAGGTCGATGTAGATCAGACTAAGCCAGTTGCTGTCGTGAAGTTGAAGAAGGATCACTACCAGCACAAGTCCTACGGCAAGATTTACACCCCGGTGTTTGAGATTGTCGAGTGGATAAGTATGGAGGGTGAACCCGAGGTGGAGGCGCCTGCTGGCCGTCGCCGTCGCGTAGCAGCTTAGTTTTTGAAGCCCCGTGACAGGGGGCTTTGAAAAATGATCTGGCTCGATTTTGAAACACGCTCTGCCTGCGACCTAAAAAGTCGCGGCGTCTACAACTACGCGCAAGACCTCACGACCGAGGTGCTGTGTATGAGTTATGCCGTCGATGACGGCGAGGTGCTGACCTGGCTCCCCGGCCAGCCACTGCCCGACCTGACCGGCCACCGCATCATGGCGCACAACGCTGCCTTTGAGCGGCTGATCTGCTGGTACGTCTTGCAGGTCAACATCCCGCTAGAGCAGTTCTACTGCACCGCCGCGCAGGCCCGTGCCAATTGCGCGCCAGGCTCGCTGGAGGACGTGGGCCGGTTCATGGGCGCGTCCATGAAGAAGGACCACCGGGGCGCCGCCCTCATCCGCAAGATGTGTGTGCCGCCCTTCCAAGAGTCGGCTGAGCTGACCGCCGAGATGGTGGCCTATTGTGAGCAGGACGTCCGGGCCATGAGGGCCATCAGCCAGGCCATGCGCCCACTGTCCGAGGAGGAGCTACTGGACTACCATGTCAACGAGCGCATCAACGACCGTGGCGTCCTGGTCGATGTGCCGCTCTGCCGTGCAGCCGTGTCCTACGCCGCCACAGAGGCCGCTGAGATTGCCCAGATTGTCAAGGAGGTGTCAGAGGGTGAGCTGACCTCGGTACGCTCACCTAAGATGCGCCAGTGGGTCTGGGACAGAGTTGGCCCCGAGGCCCGTGCGCTGATGCAGAAGGACGACAAGGTCAGCATCGACAAGACCGTCCGCGCCAACCTTCTTAACTGTGATGGGGTACCCCCCGATGTCCAAGAAATCATCCAGTGCGCCGACGACCTGTGGGCCTCATCAGTCGCCAAGTTCGCCCGACTCGCGCAGCTTGCAGATGAAGAGGACAGTCGAGTTAGGGGTGCTTTTGTTTTCGCTGGAGGCTCAGCTACTGGCCGCGCATCTAGCTATGGGGCGCAGGTCCATAACTTCACCCGCAAGTGCGCCAAGGCACCCGAGGATGTCCGGGCTGCAATGTGCCGGGGCCACAGCATCGTCCCCAAGTTCGGCCAGCGAGTTACCGATGTCCTCCGGGGGATGCTACGGCCTGCACTGATACCAGCCAAGGGTAAACACCTAGTTGTTGCCGACTGGTCATCCATCGAAGCTAGGGTAAACCCTTGGTTGTCTGGGACGGGCCAGGCCAAGTTGGACATTTTCGAGTCGGGCCTAGACCCCTACATCGTCAACGCCGCCGGTACTTTCCAGCGCACCTATGACGACATCAAGGCCGACTACGACCGAGACGGCGAGTCAGCCCAGCGCCAAATCGGCAAGGTGCAGGAGCTGGCCTGCGGGTTCGCAGGTGGCGTGGGCGCCTTCGCGTCGATGGCCAGAATCTACAGTGTGCGCCTGTCCGAGGCCGACTCCAAGCGCATGGTGGACGCCTGGCGCCGCAACAATCAGTGGGCCGTCGGCTTCTGGTCGCAGCTCGAGCAGCAGTACACCAGGGCCATGCGAAATAAAAATAATGAGTTTGCTGCCGGGCGGGTTACCTACCTGTTCGACGGTCTGCATCTCTGGTACGCTCTACCTTCAGGCCGGGTGCTTTGCTACCCGTTTGCCCGGCTGGAGGACGACGGCATCAGCTATGCCAAGGCATCATGGAAGCCTGCCCAGGACGCTAAAGAATGGCCGCGCGCCCGACTTTGGAAGGGCTTGGCCTGCGAGAATGTGACGCAGGCCGTTGCCAATGACCTCCTCCGGTTTGCCCTGCGACAGCTCGATGGTGTAGTTCTGCACGTCCATGACGAGATCGTCGTCGAGGGCGGTTCAGAAGAGGAAGTGCGTAGGGTGATGACTACGCCGCCAGCTTGGGCCACCGGCCTACCGCTGGCCGCTGGGATCAAGACGATGCCGCGTTACGGCAAATAAAAACGCCGCCCGGTCAGGGGCGGCGCAAAGGATGGCAATGCAATTCCTAGATTTTATCACCAGTCTGGCGCCCGAGGGCGAGACGATGCTTTTTGTGCAGCAAAAACCACAGTTACGGGGCGGTGAGCGCCAGTACCACGCCGATGGAGCCGTCAAGGCCACCTGGCCCTCCTACCTGCCGTCGCACGGTGTCCGTAAGGGCCAGGCTTGGTATGGCAATACCGCCTCCTTCATCTGCGACCGCTTTGTCGAGGGCCGGGTGTCCGCAGCGTCAGCTAATTGCGAGTACGTGGCCGTGATGGTGCTGGATGATATCGGCACCAAGTCCAAGACCCCGCCGCTTGAGCCGACTTGGATCATGGAGACATCGCCCGATAACTACCAGTGGGGCTACGTCTTCAGCGAACAGCCGCCCAAGGGCGCCTTCGCCGCCGCTATCAAGGCCATCGCCGCTGCTGGCTACACCGACCCCGGCGCCTGTAACCCCGTCCGCAACTTCCGACTGCCCGGATCTGTCAACCTCAAGCCCGACCGGGCCGAGTTCGCGTCTGCCCTGGTTGAGTTCCACCCCGAGCGCGAGTTCGTACTCGCCGACATCTGCGCCGCCCTGGACGTGACGCCCGGCCCTGCCGAGTCTGGTGGCCCCCGCCCTATCCGAATCAGTGACGATGGCGACGATGATGTGCTGGCTTGGCTCTCCGGTCAGGGTCTGCTGCTCTCCCGCGCCAACGCCGAGGGCTGGGCGGGTGTCGTCTGCCCCAACAGCGCGGAGCATACCGACGGCAACCCAGAGGGCCGCTACATGCCCCTGAACCGGGCGTTCTGCTGTATGCACAGTCACTGCGTCGATCTGGACAGCAACACCTTTATGACGTGGGTGGCCGACAACGGTGGCCCCCGCCACTCGCCCGGCCTGCGTGATGACCTGATGGCCGCGCATCTAGAGCTGGCCCTCGCCAAGCTCAAGCCTAGCCCGGCCTACCCGGACGTGGCGGCTGCGGTTATCGCCGAGGTCGCGCGCCAGGAGCTGGGCCGGGTCGAGAAGTCAGGCTGGTATGAGCGGTTCGCATACTTGCAGGATGACGAGGCTTTCTTCGATATGGTGGACCGCCGCGAGCTGTCGCGCGCGACCTTTAACGCCCTGTTTCGCCACATCAAGTGCGTCTCCATCCACGCTACCGGCAAGTCCGCCCGTCGGGTCGAGGCCAGCGTATGCTTCGACGAGAACCGCCAGGCCGCTGGTGCCAAGTCACTGGTCGGTATCACCTATTCAGCGGGTGAGTCGGTCCTAGTCGATAAGGACGGCCAGGTTTACGGCAACCGCTGGCGCGACGCTCGCCCGACACCTGTGGCCTGCGACATCAGCATCTGGCTGCGCCACCTCTCGCGCATGGTCCCGATAGACTTCGAGCGCGAGCACCTCCTGAACGTGCTGGCCCACAAGGTCCAGTATCCCGGCCACAAGATCAACCACGCCGTTCTGCTGGGCGGCAAGCCAGGCAGTGGTAAGGACACGCTGCTGGCGCCCTTCTTCTGGGCCATCGGAGGCCCGGCCAAGGTCAATTGCTCGATGGTCAAAAATGAAGACCTGACCTCGCAATGGGGCTACGGGCTGGAGTGCGAAGTGATGGAGATTGCCGAGCTGCGCCAGAGTGAGGCCAAGGACCGCCGGGCGTTGGAGAATCACCTTAAGCCCGTCATTGCCGCCCCGCCCGAGTATCTCCCCATCAATCGTAAAGGCTTGCACCCGTATATGGCCCTTAACCGGGTGCTGGTCGTCGCCTTCTCTAACGAGCGTGTTTCGATCAGTCTCCCCTCTGATGATAGGCGTTGGTTCGTACTGTGGGCCGAGGCTGGGCGCCTCCCAGAGGCCGAGGCTGTGGGCCTGTGGAATTGGTACATACATCGTAACGGCTTTGCAGGCGTGGCCGCTTGGCTGATGGCCCGTGACGTGTCCGCTTTCAACCCGTCCGCCCCGCCACCCATGACCGAGGCCAAGGCCATAATGATCGAGGCGGGCATGAGTACTGCCGAGTCCGTACTGACTGAGATGCTGCGCGAGCGGCGTGGCCCGTTCGCTGCTGGCGTGATCGGCTCGCCGTTTCACGTCATCTGCGACCGGGTCCAGGGGTCTGGCGCCGCGCCGCCCGGCGTTAAGATTGTCCAGGCCGCGCTATTTCATGCCCTGCGCGAGGCCGGGTGGACCGACATGGGCCGTCTGACGTCCAGAGAGTACCCATCTAAAAAGCACATTTTCGTAGCGCCCGACGTGGCCGGGCTTTCTAAGTCCGACATGCGCCGGGCCGTGGCGTAGAAAAAGGTCTATAGGTTGAAAAGAACCGCCACCAGGGCGGCGAGCAGCGCCGCCGCTAAGAGCATTCCATGCTGTCCTCGCCCTCGGGTATGCTCACCCGATCGCTAAGACCCTCATAGAACCCGGCTAGGTTAGCGTCGCCGTAGGGCGCCGCATTGTTTTTAAACAACTTGCGAGTACTGTTTAGAGCGTAGTACTGCCCGACATAGGCCGCCGTTGACAGACTGGCGCCGTCCGCCGGGTATCGTCGTTCGCATCCGCCTTTAGGCTTGACGGGCTTATGCTTACCCGTCAATTTTAGAATGTCGGACATAAACGTGTGCCGGTCATCGCGCACTGTGTACCGTGCGCGGTCTAGGATTATGGTTTTCATGGTTTCATGCTCCAAAAATAGTAGGCGAAGGGCGCGCCCCAGATGGCCGCGCCGAGGATTGCTTGCGTGATGGTCCAGAGAAAGGCTTTCATTTGTTGATCCATGTGTCGGCGTCGTCATATGCGGCCAGCATGGCATCGGCCAGCGAGTCGCGCGTGATCGAGTCATCTTCAGCGACCGACTCGCGCCAGCCATTGTTTGGGTCCAGACTATCGGCGAATTCTAGTAGCTGGGGGATGCTGCACTCTCTGAGCATATTGGGCAGGGTCATAATTTTCTCCAAGTGTCGGCGTCAATGCGCGCCCATGAGCGGCCACAATGGCCGCTCACAGTCGGGCATTAGGCGGCGAGTCGCATATTGATCACACGATGACGCGAACCGTGAGCCGGGAAACCTACGATAGCGGCCCGTTGACGCTGGCAGAGCTGGCATGTAGCGCAACTAACATTGTCACGCTGAGTGGCCGGGCAGACAATCACCGGGCGCCCTTTAGGCGTGGTGGTGTTAGTTGTTTGGGTTGACGGCAACACCACCACCACCGGCCCGGCGGCGTGGTCGGCCAGAGTGTCAGCATCTTGTAAATCATTGGCCGATAAATTGACAGTGAAACCCCATGCATTGGCGTGGCGGATCCAATTGATCGATGCGGCGTCGCGATGGTGGCTGTAGGTGAAACCACGTTTGCCAGTGTTGGCGGCGACTAACTGGCCGAGCTTGACAGCGTCAACCGTGCCATTGGCCTGTGGTAGGTCACCGGCTTGATTGTGGCGCCATAGTTGGCCGTCTGGCAGCGCGGCGACGGCGGCGGTAAATGTCGGCCAGTCTGTACCGCGCGCGCCAGTGCTAACTGCTTTCCAGTGTAGGGCTAATGGTCCGGTGGCAGCGTAGCATTCTGCTTTCATGGCGCAGTTTGTCGGACATGAGTCGCTGGCCGTTGTGCTAACGGGTATCGGGCCTGTCTTGGCATTCGCGCTTTTAAGTGTCAAATGTACCTGCATGCTGTACCTTACTTTAGTGAATGCCGACATTGGCATAGTGGCAGTGTAACAGATTTTACGGCAGCGGAATAGGTGTTTACCCTTGTTTGTAGTCAATAGTAGTCATTTTGTAGTCAATGCTTTTAGACGTGATTGACTACAGCGCACCAGAGGGGAAATAGCTGTTTGTAGTCAATGTAGTCATGTATTCTGTTTAACTCTTATATGAGATATATATGTATAGGTTAGGCAGGGCGCGCGCGAGTGTGCGGAGTTGGCGCGGCCTAAAACCATATGACTACAATGCCTACATTGACTACAAAGGACCATCATGGCGGGCACGAAAAAGAAACGATCAGACCTAGAATTGCTTGACGCGATAGACCCAGAGTTGATAACGGGGATGCTAGAACACGGCAAAAGCATTGCGGATGTCTGTCTGGCGTTAGGCATCAGCAAGCGCGCCCTGGATGTCTGGATACGTCAAACGGGGTTCAGTGACGATATACTACGTGCGCGCGTGCGCGCCGCTGACATGATGGCTTGCGAGACTCTAGAGATTGCTGACAGCATATCGGATGACAATCCAGCTAAACCGCTGCACCGCATCCGCACTAGACAATGGCTAGCTGAGAGGTGGGACCCCAAGCTCTACGGCACCAAACAAACCGAAGTGAGCATTAACATCGGAAGCTTGCGGCTCGATGCTTTGCGCCAGATTACCGTCCTAGATGCCGAATAGCTGTATGGATGTACAGCCCCCCCCTTGACAAAAAGCTGGGGGGTGTAAACTGCAGCACCAAACACACATCAAACTGCCCACATTGACCACAAAAAATTTAAAAAATGAGTGAAAACCCATTTGTTGCTTTTACGCAACTCTACCGAAACAACCCTGTGCTGTTTGTGAAAGAGGTGTTGGGCGTTAAACCCGACCCCTGGCAGGAGGAATTCTTGGGCCACATCGCCGCCAACAACAGACGCATCAGCGTTAGGTCCGGGCATGGCGTAGGCAAGAGTACGGCAGCGTCATGGGCCATCATCTGGTACCTGCTGTTGCGGTTTCCCGTCAAGATTGTGGTTACAGCGCCTACCTCAAGCCAGTTATACGATGCCCTGTTCGCGGAACTGAAACGCTGGGTTAAGGCGCTACCACCGACACTGCAGGAGCAGCTGGAGGTGAAGCAGGACCGCATCGAGGTGAGAGAGGCACCGACAGAAGCGTTCATCAGCGCCAGGACATCACGCGCAGAGCAGCCCGAGGCGCTGCAAGGCGTCCACTCCGACAATGTGATGCTGGTGGCTGACGAGGCCAGCGGTATACCAGAGCAGGTGTTCGAGGCGGCGGCAGGCAGTATGTCGGGCCACAAGGCCGTGACGCTACTCTTAGGTAACCCAGTCCGCAGCAGCGGATTCTTTTTTGATACGCACAACCGTTTGAAGGATGACTGGGTGACGATGAAGGTGAGCTGCGCCGACAGCCCCAGGGTGTCAGACGCCTATATGGACGAGATGAAGTCCAGGTACGGTGAGGAGTCCAACGCCTACCGGATACGGGTACTGGGAGACTTCCCGCGCAGCGATGACGATACCGTGATACCGATGGAATTGTTGGAGGCTGCAGTTAGCCGGGACGTGGCGATGAGTCTGGTTGCTAAAATTGTGTGGGGGCTGGACGTTGCCAGGTTTGGCAGTGACAGGAGCGCACTGTGCAAGCGGCAGGGGAATGTTGTTACCGAAATCAAAACGTGGAAGAACTTGGACCTGATGCAACTGACTGGCGCGGTGATGGCTGAGTACCAAGCATTGCCACCGGACCAGCGTCCGCATGAGATTATGGTGGATAGTATTGGCCTTGGTGCTGGTGTGGTGGACAGGCTTCGTGAGCTGAAGTTGCCAGCCGTTGGCATTAACGTGGCAGAATCCCCGGCATTGGGGAGTACGTATAGGAATTTGAAGGCTGAACTGTGGCACAAGGCCAAGGCATGGCTGGAGAAGCGTGACTGCGTTATTCCCAAGGATGAGTCCTTGATTGCTGAACTGGCGACAGTGAGATACTTCTTTACCAGCGGGGGTAAAATTCAGATTGAGGGCAAGGACGAGATTCGCAAGCGTGGCTTGGCGTCACCCGACAAGGCTGATGCCTTTTGCCTTACATTTGCCAGCGATGCCGGGACTGCGATGTTCGGCTCGCAGATGCATAAGTATGGTTCCAGTTTGAAACGTAACCTGACGAGGGCAGCATGAAACTTACAGCAGCAACCAAGAAAATTGCAAAGGTGATGGGCGAGTACAAGGACAAGAAGCTGATGAGCAGCTCCGGTCAGAAGGTCAAGACCCGTGACCAGGCCGTGGCGATCGCCATGTCCGAGGCGCAGAAGATGAAGAAGGGGATGAAATGAGAACCATACCCAAAGAGATGAAACACGCCGTGATGATTATCATGGGCGGTAAAGCTAACGACAGTTGTCCAGAGGCAACCCAAGACGTAACGCTCAACCTGAAGAACCGGGAGAAGGCGATTACCAAGGCCGCATACGGCCCAGAGAATCCCAAGCTGCCCAATACCGAGTTTTGGATGCGTAAAGCAGAGAAGTGGGATGTGAGCGCCAAGGACGCCAAGATGAGCCGTTGTGGTAACTGCTCGGCGTTTAACCAAGACGAGGAGATGCTGGATTGCATTGCCGAGGGTATCGGTAGCGAAGACGTTGAGGACTTGGGGTACTGCGAGATATTTGACTTCAAGTGCGCCGCCTCCAGAACGTGTGATGCATGGATTGTGGAAGACGAGGAAATGGACACAGAGCTGGAAGAATGAACCCTCCCATTGTCATCAGCACCGTCCACGGTAAGGGTTTACCCGTACTGCTTGAGAGTATCAGGCAGTACGCACCTGACGTTCAGGTTTACCTGAAGGGTCCAGAGAATGTGGTTAGCGGATACGGCTGCACACTGATATTGGGTGAGCCAAGTAACTTTGGTGATGACTACAACGCAGTGATCAGCAGGGCGCTGAGTGATGGGTATGGGGCTGTAGTGATAGCAAACGATGATATTGTCTTGACGCCATCCAGTTATAGGATGTTGCTGGACGATGTTGCTATTTGCAAGGAGTTAAACCAGAACCCTGGACTGGTGGCGTCAAGGTCCGATGCAGTCAGGCCGTACCAGAATATTAGGTGGAATGACGGGGAGGTGCTAAATAATATGCAGTTCACGCATGAGTCATTTGTCAGGCCGTTGTCTGTTGTCAGCCCTATATTTGCTTGGATGAGCGCAGAGGCTTTTGAGGATTGTCAGTTTCCACCGATTAATTACTTTAGCGATGATGTCATCTGCGCTGACTTGGAGAAGAAGGGCTACAAGCACTTTCTTAGTGCCAGCTACGTTCACCACATTGGAAGCAGCACAATAGGACGGAACGCATACGAACTGACGCTGGCGGCTAAACCTTGGATCGACAAGAATCGTCCAACCTACGCAAAAGAATGGTTTTGAAATGGAAAATCTAAACACCGACACCCAGGCCGCAGAGGTGATGGACCTAGACGAGCTGCAGGGCATCATCAACATGGAGCTGACCGATGCAGTCAGCTACATTGACACTGACCTGAGTCCCATTCGAGCCAAGGGTACTGAGTATTACCGTGGCGATTTGTTCGGCACCGAGGAAGAGGGACGTAGCCAGGTGGTGGCTATGGAGGTGCGCGATACCGTATCAGCCATGATGCCAAGCCTGATGCGGATATTCTTCAGTTCAGAGAACACTGTCGAGTTTGTGCCAACAGGTCCAGAGGACGTTGCCAACGCACAGCAGGCTACCGACTACTGCAACTTCATCTTCAACTCTGACAACAACGGTTTCCTGACCACCTACGCCACCTTCAAGGATTCCTTGGTGCGGAAGTGCGGGATTATGAAGTGCTGGTGGGAGGAGGACGAGACTGTCCGGATCGAGGAGTATTCTGGCCTTGATGACCAGACGCTGCAGATTTTGATGCAAGAGCAGACTGATGTGATGGTGATGAACACCTATCCTGACCAGATGATGGGTCAGTTGCACGATGTCCAGATCAAGCGCAAGATCAAGGGCGGACGGGTGCGTATTATGTCCGTGCCGCCCGAGGAATTGCTGCTGGACCGCCGAGCTAGGTCATTTGATGACTCAGCCATCATTGCCCACCGCCAGATGGCGACAGTGGCGCAACTGATTGAGTTGGGCTACGACGAGGACGAGGTGCGGGAGAACATCACCAGCACCGACTTGGACACGAACGAAGAGTACCTAGCGCGTCAGCCTGTGAGTGCCTTTGGTGTTTCTGCTGAGAGCGCCAATCCCATGATGGAAAGGGTGCTGTACGTTGAGGCGTACCTGCGGATTGACTACGACATGGACGGGATACCCGAGCTGAGGAAAATCTGCTGTATCGGCAGCGGCTACAAGATTAAGCGGAACTTGCCAGCGTCCTACATTCCGTTTATTGACTTCCCCTGTGACCCAGAGCCACACACCTCTCCCTTGGAGGCCATGTCCATCTTTGACATCACGCATGACCTGCAAGAGATCAAGAGCGAGATTCTTAGGAACACGCTGGACTCCCTAGCGCAGAGCATTCACCCAAGGACTGCCATTGTGGAGGGTCAAGTCAACATTGAGGATGTCCTGAACAACGAGACAGGCGCAATCATTCGCATGAGGGCACCCGGCATGGTGCAGCCGTTCTCCACGCCATTTGTTGGACAGGCAGCATTCCCGATGCTGGACTACATGGACCAACTGCGTGAGGACCGCACTGGGATGAGCAAGGCGGCTATGGGCCTGAACGCTGACGCCTTGCAGTCCAGCACCAAGGCGGCAGTGGCAGCAACTATCTCAGCCAGCCAAGGCCGCATTGAGTTGATCAGCCGCATCATGGCAGAAGGGATGCGGAAGCTGTTCAAGAGCATCTTGTTCTTGGTGACCACCCACCAGGACAAGGCTCGCATGGTGCGCCTGCGTAATGAGTTTGTGCAGATTGACCCCCGAGCCTGGGACGCTGCAATGGATTGCTCCATCAACATTGGCATGGGCAACGGAGACACCAACGAGCGCGTGGCGGCATTGATGCAGATCAGCGCCAAGCAGCAAGAAGTGCTGACCCAACTTGGTGTGGTGAATCCCTTGGTGACGCCAGCACAGTACAGCAGCACCCTGCGGAAGATTGTGGAGCTGAACGGTTTCAAAGACCCCAGCCAGTTCTTTAACCAGATACCCGCCGACTACCAGCCGCCAGCACCACCCGCACCCAAGCCAACACCAGAGGAGATGCTGGCGCAGGTTCAGGCTCAGAGCATACAAGCCGACATCCAGAAGAAGGCAGCAGAACTTGAACTCAGCCGCCAGAAGATGGTGATGGACGATGACTTTGCGCGAGACAAGATGTACCAAGAGATGGCTCTGAAGAAGTACGAGCTGGAGCTGAAGTACAACACCCAAATCAGTACGGCTGAGATTACGGCTCAACAGAACATTGACCGTGAGATGCTTAAACAACAACAACTAGGAACCTTTCAATGACCGAGGAAGACATCATCCGCAAGGGCAACAAGTCAGAGCTACTGCTCCAAGACGAGGTTTTTACCAATGCCCTGCAACAGCTTCAAGATATCCAGGTTTACAAGTGGAAGTCTAGCCTTCCCGATGAATCTGCAAAACGTGAGCAAGCGTGGGCGATGCTGCAAAGCATTGATATGTTGAAAACTGAGCTGAAGAAGATGATCGACAACGGTTGGGTGGAGCGTAAGAAATTGGAACGCACCCGTAAATGAAAGGAACTGAAACATGGATAACCTAAATATTGCCAATGCGGCAAATGCAATCAACGCGATGTTGCCATCGGAAGGTGGGGACCAACAGGACGTTGAGGTGCATGAAGAGTTGACGGAAGTTGACTCAGCGGCTCCAGAGGAGGAATTGCAAGACTCCGATGGGGAACAGCCTGATGAGGATGAGGCCGAGGAGGAGGAGGACAAGCCACCCGTATTCACCGTCAAAGTTGACGGCAAGAATGTTGAGGTCACGCTTGAAGAACTCCAAAAAGGCTACAGCCGAGAAGCAGACTACACCCGCAAGACTCAGCAAGTGTCCGAGGAACGAAGGGCGTTCCAGGCAGAGGCTGAACTTGTGCGGACGGAGCGCCAGCAGTATTCCCAGTTATTGGGGTCACTCCAGGCGCAACTTCAGCAAAACGCTGCACCTAAACTTGATATGGATCGTCTTTATAGCGAAGACCCAATCGAGTGGGTGAGGCAAAAGGAACTTGCAAGAGATGCCGAGAAAGTACACGCAGCTATTCAGTCTGAAAGGCAGCGACTCTCTCACATCCAGGCGCAAGAGCAATACCAGTCTATGCAGGCACACCTCGCACAACAGCAAGATGCCATGCTAAAAGCCATCCCTGAGTGGAGCAATCCAGACAAGGCCAAGGCTGAAAAGACGTTGCTTATTGAGTGGGGACAGAAGCTAGGCTTTTCCTCTGACGAGCTGAAGAATATTTTTGACCACCGTGCTGTCGTTGCGCTGCGTAAGGCTGCGCTGTACGACCAGATGATGACCAAGAGGGGCAACATCAGGCCAGCGGTCAACAATGGGCCTAAACCCGCCAAGCCAGGTGCAGCGGGGAGAATGGACAACGTAACTGATGCTAGAAGGTCGCAACAACGTCTTGCTAAAACTGGTCGCGTCAACGATGCGGCTTCCGCAATTGAACATCTTTTGAGGTAATTCAAAATGGCTATCGTAAGCAACACATTCACCACATACTCTGCCAAGGGTATCCGTGAAAATCTCAGCAACATCATCTACAACATCTCACCAGAGGAGACGCCTTTCCAATCCAACATTGGAAAAGACAGTGTGCAAAACACGCTGTACGAGTGGCAGACCGATGCACTCCAAGCTGCGGCAACCAACGCGCAACTTGAGGGTGATGACATTGGAACCTACGACCCTGTAACCGCAACGGTGCGGATGCAGAACTATTGCCAGATCAGCCGCAAAACTGTGGTGCTGTCCAACACCGAGGAAGTTGTCAACAAGGCTGGACGTAAGTCTGAGTTGGCCTACCAGTTGGCTAAGAAGGGCGCTGAGTTGAAGCGTGACATGGAATTGGTGATGGTGCAAAGCCAGATCGCAAGTGCAGGCAGCACCAGTGCTGCACGTACTACCGGCTCTGTCCTGGCCTTCATCAAGACCAACACTGATACAACTGGCACTGACCCGTCTTACACAACGCTGCCAAACAGCTTGCGTACCGATGGCACTGTTCGGACCTTCACTGAAACCATTCTCAAGAATGTGATTCAAAAGACCTGGACCTCTGGCGGTACACCGAAAATCCTGATGACAGGTCCGGTCAACAAGCAGCGTGTGAGTGGTTTTGCAGGTATTGCTGCAACCCGCTACAACATCGAAGGCGGCGCTAAACCCGCTACCATCGTTGGTGCTGCGGATGTCTACGTCAGCGACTTTGGCAACGTGACTGTGGTGGCGAATCGGTTCCAACGTGAGCGCGATGCGCTGGTGCTGGACCCTGAGTACGCATCAGTTGCGTACCTGCGTCCTTTCCAGCAGATGGAACTGGCAAAGACGGGTGACGCTGAGAAGCGGCTGCTGATTGTTGAGTACGGCCTGAAGATCACAAGTGAGAATGCTCACGGTCTTGCTGCCGACTTGGTAACGTCCTAAACGGAGGGGTGGGCCAGGGAAACTTGGTCCACCTTCAAAATATGGAAACACGAATCTTTGACAAAGACGAGACAACAGGCATCACCAGGCTCTGGCACTACAACCCATTGACTGATGAGGCAACCATTGAGACTCAGCAGGATGTCTCCAATGTGGTGGAAGAGAACAAGGACCAGTTCAACGCCACAGACAACAAGGCCAACTGGACAGGCGAGTGGCACAAGGTGGCATCCATACCACTCAACATCTATTATGAATTGCAGTCCAGCGGCAAGATTACAGATCAAAGCTATATGAAACGCTGGCTCAATGACCCCGACAACAGATTCTTCAGAACACGACCAGGACAAGTATGACAATTATTGCGGTTTGCACTCCAGCGCGTGACATGGTTCACACCCAGTACGCCTATTGCTTGGTCAATATGGTGGCATTTCACGCCTGCAACACCGATGACCGCATTGACCTGAAAATCATGCAAGGTACGCTGATTCAGAATCAACGGGCAGAGCTGGCGCTGGACGCGATGCGCGAGGGCTGCAGCCACATCCTGTTCATTGACTCTGACATGACATTCCCGCAGGACATGATTCAGCGGCTGATGGCGCATGACCTTGACATCGTGGCAACCAACTGCGCTAGGCGCAGGATGCCGACAGGACCAACTGCCAAGGTTGGCAACAAGCTAATCTACAGCACCTTGGATGACCACGGTCTGCAGGAGGTGGACACCATTGGCATGGGCGTTATGCTGATCAAGGCAGACGTCTTCAAGAAGATGTCCGAGCCTTGGTTTGAGACGCCTTGGAGAAATGACAAGCGTGGCTACGTGGGTGAGGATGTCTTCTTCTGCCTCAAGGCAAAGGAGATTGGGTATAAAATCTACATTGATCACGATGTCTCTCGGGAAATAGGTCATGTAGGCACCTTTGAATTCCGACATGAGCACACATGGGTGGTCAAAGACCTGCAGGACAAGGAGGCATAAATGGCACTCTCTACCTACGCCGAGCTGAAGACATCAGTTGCGGATTGGCTCAATAGATCAGACCTGACAGCGGCAATTGCTGATTTTGTGACCCTAGCTGAGTCACAGATTGAGCGCGTCCTGCGAAACAGGAATATGCTGACTCGCGGGACGGGAAACATCACCGCCGAGTACAACGCACTGCCAGCGGATTTCCTTGACGGGTTGACGCTGAAGCTGACGGGAACCAACCCCATCACACCACTCCAGTTTGAGACACTCAACAGCCTGGACCAGTTGCAAAACACTACTTACCTGTCTGCTGGCAAGCCACTGTTCTACGCCATCATCGGCAGCAACTTTCGCGTTCTTCCGGTGCCTGACAGCACCTACGCCTACGAGATTGACTACTACGCCAAGCTCGCCAAGTTGAGCGTGAGCAACACAACCAACTGGCTGTTGACCCAGGCACCAGACATCTACCTGTACGGCTCACTGCTGCAGGCTGCACCTTACTTGCAGAACGACGAGCGCATACCCGTTTGGGTGGCGCTGTACACCAAGGGCATTGATGACCTACGCCTCGCTGACAACAGGTCCAATCAGGCAGGAACTATGCTTGCGCGAGCAAGAACACTAGGATAAATCATGGCAGATACCACCACCACAAACCTCTTACTGACCAAGCCAGAAGTAGGTGCCAGCACCGACACATGGGGTACTAAGGTAAATGCGGACCTAGACTTGGTCGATGCACTGTTCGCAGCGGCTGGCACAGGCACATCAGTTGGCCTGAATGTTGGCGCTGGCAAGACGTTGGCAGTTGCCGGTACGCTGACAGCTACAGGCACTACCAACCTGACATCACCAGCAGTCACCACCAACCTCACAACACCGTCCACCACCTTTGCCTTGGTCAACACCACGGCAACCACAGTCAACCTGGCTGGCGCTGCCACAGCCGTGAACATTGGTGCTGCCACTGGCACTGCCACTGTTAACAACACCACCTTGGCGGCAAAGGCTATCACCGCCAGCACCACACTGTCGGTAACTGGCATCTCCACCCTGACAGGTGCAGTTGGCGCACCCGCTGGTGTGACAGGCCCAATCACATCAAGTTCTGCAACCATCACTGGCGGCAGCATCACAGGTATCACTGACTTGGCAGTGGCTGACGGTGGGACAGGCGCGTCAACAGCAGCCGCAGCACTGAACAACCTGCTGCCATCACAGACATCTGCCGCCAACAAGTATTTGCAGTCCGATGGCACCAACGCAAACTGGGATGCAGTCACAGTCTCAACTGCCGACATCACAGGCACATTGGGTATCGGCAATGGCGGTACAGGCCAGACCAGCTTCACCAACGGTCAACTGCTCATTGGCAACAGCACAGGCAACACGCTGACACCCGCAACACTGACTGCTGGCTCTGGTGTGACCATCACCAACGGCAGCGGTGCCATTACCGTTGCCTTCTCTGGTCCAGGCGCTGGTTCAGTCACCAGCGTGGATGTATCTGGCGGCACAACAGGCTTGACCACAAGCGGTGGTCCTATCACTGCCTCTGGAACCATTACCTTGGCAGGGACACTGGCGGCAGCCAATGGTGGTACGGGAGTCGCCACCAGTACAGGCTCTGGCAGCAATGTATTGTCAACTTCCCCTACCTTGGTCACGCCTTTGCTTGGCACTCCAACCAGCGGAGTCGCAACCAACCTGACAGGCTTACCTCTCACGACAGGCGTCACTGGCACACTACCAATTGCCAACGGCGGTACAGGCGCAACTACTCTGGCGGCGGCTAATATTCCTGTTGTCAATGTTGCCAATACATTCACAGGTACTCAGACATTCAGCGGTACATCATCAGCACTAGCGATGATCTTGAACGACGCAGCAGAAGTGGCGACAGTATCAGCAACAGCGGCCACAGGCACGATCAACTACGATGTCACCACCCAGTCTGTCCAGTACTACACCAGCAACGCAAGTGCCAACTGGACTGTCAACTTCAGGGCGTCATCAGGTACATCGTTGAACACTGCCATGACAACGGGGCAGTCTGTGACTGTGGCTTTCCTTGTCACGCAAGGCTCGACTGCTTACTACAACAATGTGGTGCAGGTAGATGGCACAACAGTGACTCCCAAGTATCAAGGCGGCACAGCACCAGCGGCGGGTAACGCTTCAAGCGTGGATGTCTATATGTACACCATCGTGAAGACGGGCAGTGCGGCATTCACTGTCTTTGCCTCGCAGACCAAGTTTGCATAAGGACTGATATGCCATTAGTACAAACTAGGGGTGCGGCATCGGCCCAAGGCTTTGGTGAGTTTGCACAGGCGACTGCTGTTAACTACATTGAGGAAGTGTTCAGCACGTACCTCTACACGGGTAATGGCACAGCACAGACTATTACCAATGGCATTGACTTGGCGGGTAAAGGCGGGTTGGTTTGGGTTAAGAACAGAAACCAAACAAATTTTAGCCATCGTTTAATCGATACTGTAAGGGGTGGGGCAAACTATCTTGAATCTAACAATACTGATGCCCAAGGCAATTATTCCGGAAACATAACATCGTTTAATTCAACAGGGTTTTCCGCTGGCGATGCTAATTTTGTTAATAGCGCGTCAAATACATTCGTCTCATGGACATTCCGAGAGCAGCCAAAGTTCTTTGATGTTGTGACGTATACGGGGACGGGTTCAAACGCAACTATTGCCCACAGCCTTGGCTCAGTACCCGGCAGCATCATTGTCAAGCGCACAGACACCACAGCAGCGTGGGCTGTCTACCACCGCAGCCTTGCCAATACCGAATATCTTGTTTTAAACAGCACAGCCGCCAAAGCTACAGGCGCAACTTGGTGGAACAGCACAACCCCCACATCCGCAGTCTTCAGCGTAGGCACTGACGCAAGCGTTAACGCATCAGGCGCAACCTACGTAGCCTATTTATTTGCCCATGACGCAGGAGGCTTTGGCTTATCGGGTACGGACAATGTGATTAGCTGTGGGTCGTTTACTACTGATGGAAGTGGCAATGTTACTGTCAGTCTTGGTTATGAGCCTCAATGGATAGTAATTAAGAAGTCTACTGATGCTGGAGATTGGGATATTTTAGATACTATGCGTGGGTGGGTAGTTGGAGGGGTAGATTCCAACTTAAAACCCAATACTGCCGCAGCAGAATCTGCGGGTTTTGACAGGCTTAACCCAACCGCTACTGGATTTGTAAGTGCCGCTGGCGCATTAAGTGCTTCTCAAACTTACATCTACATAGCCATACGCCGTGGCCCGATGAAAGTGCCTACGCTGGGGACGAGTGTGTTTAGTCCTGTAGCTAGGACAGGAACTGGAGCAACGGCAACGGTAACCTCAGGTTTCCCCGTATCTTCAGCATGGATTAGCGCTAGACCAAATACAGTTAGTCAAGGTTTTCAAGTCTATGACAGACTACGTGGCGCAAATGTAAGATTAAGCCCTCCATACACACAACAAGAATATTCCACACCAACAAATGAATTAACGGGTTTTGATTCAAATACTTCTGTTACTTTGGGAGCGTCAACGCCTGACAGACTTACAAACTACAGTGGCGAGACTTATATTAATTATTTTTTCCAACGCGCCCCCGGCTTCTTTGATCAGGTTTGCTATACGGGGACGGGAGTAGCAAGAGACATTACGCATAACCTTGGTGCTGTGCCTGAGTTAATGTTTGTTAAATGGAGAGCTGGTGCGCCAGCTAATTGGCAATGGGGTTGCTACGATGCCCCATCAGGCCCTACTAAATATATGCGTTTGAATTCATCTGACGGAAATGCCACATCAAGTGTACTATGGAATGATACCGCCCCAACGGCATCAGTGTTTACTGTTGGCACAGGAGTAAATACTAACGAAAATAATACAACCTATGTCGCCTACCTTTTCGCAACTTGTGCAGGTG